GCAGATCTTCATCGAGGAAATTTCTCGTGAAAAGACTGCTCTTGCTCGTAAAGTAAAGGTCTTTCTAGAGAGCAAGGCCCGAAGTTTCGAGGAAGCTGCTGCGCGTCAACGCAGAGTGGATGAGTCCGAAAGCGCCGCTAAATTGCGACGGGCCGTTGAAGTCCTAACGGATGGCCAAAATGTCGCAGGCGAAGATGTCGGACAGTCCCATGTTGACCGGAAATTGATTTCGAGACTAGAAACGGCTCTCACTTCGGTTCGTGAGGAACGGGACAGTGCGCTGGTCCGTGCCAAGCGAGCCTATGGCATCGCCGATGGCGCTCTGAAGAGGAACCAATTCTTCGAGACCAAGCTTCGCGAAGCCGGGTTGTTGGGTGAAGAAAAGCCCGCATTCCTCAAGGATAAGGAAGATGAGGATTGTGACGAAGACGATAAAAAGTCTGACTCCGATTCCGACTCCAAGTCTGAGAAGAAGGAAAAAGACAACCCCTTCGCCGAAAGCAAGGACAAGAAGAGTCAGGTTCGTCTTTCCGAGGGTCGGAAAGCGAAGGCCAAGTCAAGGGCAGCACAGTCCGTGCTAAAGGAGTCTCAGACCAAGACTCCCATTAGGCCCAAGGCTAGTGGTGACAGCAACACAGACCCCGAAATCAGCCGCATTGCAGGCTTGATTCCCGACAGAGAATAATAAAGGAGTATGACATAGTGGGACTTCTCACTGAGGATCAGGCCCAGGCACAGCGCGAACAGCACTTGATGCTTGAGGCCCGTAAGAACAAGCAGGTTAACCGTTGGACACCTGTTCTTAAGAAGTGCCGGGAAGTTCCCGCACAGAAGTTCGGCCTTATGGCCGCCATTCTTGAGAACCAGTACCAGCACTCGAACCCAGCTAATCGGTCGGTCATCCTAGAGGATGCTACGACCACCGGCGATATCGCCGACTTTACGCGTTTCGCTCTTCCGCTAATTCGCAAGAGCTACCCACGTCTGATTGCCGACAACCTGGTCGGTGTTCAGCCCATGTCTCAGCCAGCCAGCCTGATCTTCTACATCAGATATCGTTACGCCCTTTCCAAGGGTCAGACGATTGCTGGCACGCAGATCATGCGCCAGAACACGGCACAGCAATTCGCCAAGCAGAACGGCTGGGCCCTCGACCCCTACTACACTTCACAGGTCGTAGTTGGTGAGAGCGCAACGATTACCGGTAACACGGTCGTCAGCGCCACGTTGGTTCACAAGCCCGTTCTCGCTGGTACTGTCGTCGTTAACGTCTTCGAGACGGATGCCGATGACTGCGAAGATGCCACGCCCTACCTCCAGGTTCGCTTCAACAGCGATGGTAACCCGGCCGAGATTCTCGTTGATGCGGGCACCTCGATTGTAGTTGACGAGAGCACGACTGGCGCTACGGTCTTCGACCACAGCACAGGCGCTCTCACCGTCACGCTTTCGAGTGGCACGTTCGCCGCTGGCTCAATCGCCCGCGTCGACTACGAGTACGATCTTGAGAACAACCCCTTCCAGCCTGAGGTCACCCTCAGCATCGATAGTGACAGCGTTGCTGCCATTACTCGTAAGCTGAAGACCTCGTGGTCCTTGGAAGCGGCTCAGGATCTCAAGGCCGTTCACAACATCGACGCTGAGTCAACCCTTACCGACCTTATGGCCGATGAGATGGTTGCTGAGATCGATCGTGAAATTATCAACGATTTGATTGTTGCGGCAGCCATTCGCGCTACCCACAACTTCGCCACTGGTGCCGGTGCTTCGGTGAACTTCACCGATCGTAACATCGCGCTCCTCTACAAGGTGCTCGAAGTTGCGAACATCATCCACCGTACGACCCTCCGTGGTCCTGCGAACTGGATGGTGACTAGCGCTGATATCGCTTCGAAGTTTGAGCAGCTGAACGACTTCCGTGGTTCAGACGCTCTTGCCCAGGACGGTATTGATATTGGCATTACCTCGGCTGGTACCATCCAGGGTAAGATCAAGCTCTACAAGGATCCGCTGTTCCCGAACTGCAAGATCCTCATGGGCTTCAAGGGTAGCTCTGTCCTAGACAGTGGTTACTTCTACGCTCCGTACATTCCGCTGCTCAGCACCCCGACTGTGCTGGATCCTCATACTTTCACACCTAACAAGGGCATCATGACTCGTTATGGTAAGAAACTTATCGAGGATGGTGGCTTGTACTATGGCACGATAACCGTG